GGTTCCGCTCCGGGCTGCATTAAGTCTTCGTACAGGTCGCCTTGGTGGTTATTCTTAATACGCAAAGACACTAAAGATTTTACGACATCTTCAATAGGCCGGACAAGAACCACAAATTTTTGATCTGAATTAACGTTATCTAACCACATTTTTGTGTTCACGGGGTGACACCACATCCGGCCTTTTTCTATTATAATAGGCTTTTCAATGTTTTTGTAGTGAAGGCTGGGTAAAGCAGACATAATGTCTTTTTTTGTGCCAAGCCTATTGTTTGCAAAAAGGGGTGGGTAGTTGTCGCATATTTGCTGTGTCTGCCACATTAGTTCGCAAAGAATCGACGCGCCTTCCCCGTGTATGTTGGGGTTTTGCATAAGTAAATTTATTAACAACGTTGAACCAGTTCTGGGCAACCCACAAAACACCGCAAACTGCTGGTTTTTGTTACTTGTTACCATGTAATCGTTCCCGACGCATTAAACGTGTAAATTTTATAGCCCCCTGTTTGGGTTAGTACCGGTGAGCCAGTTACGCTCGCGTTCGGAAAAGTGTCAACGTAACGAATAATAATAATTCCAGACCCGCCGTCGCCTCCAACATTACTGTTGCCGCCGCCGCCGCCGCCGCCTGTATTAACCGCGCCAGCAATAGGGTTGGTGGGAGACCCATTTGCCCCGCCGCCTACGCCGCCAAGCCCGGAAGACGAGCCGCCGCCGCCGCCCGCGTAAAAGACACTGCTTCCACTAATACTGCTAGAACTGCCAGCGCCGCCGCCACCAATTCCCGGTGCGGGATTGTTAATGGCATTTGTCCCAGCCGCGCCGCCGCCGCCGCCGCCGCCGCCATTATAGTTGCCGCCGCCGCCGCCAGCGTTGCCCTGTCCAACCGTGCCAGCGCCGCCGGCGCCAATACCATAGCCGGGGGCTCCAGAACCGCCGCCGCCGGACCCTCCACTTAAACCAGCCGGACTATTAAACCGACCGGCGCCGCCGCCGCCTAAAGAGGTAACGGTCGCAAAGATAGAGTTATTTCCAGTGGTACGATTTGGGCCGCCTGCACCGACAGTAACAGTGTATGTAGTTCCGGCTACAACGGGCGTAAATGTCCCCGTTAAGAAACCGCCCGCGCCGCCGCCGCCGCCGTAACGCCCGCCGCCGCCGCCGCCAGCAACAACAAGGTATTCTACAGATGTCGGCGCCGGCACTGCTGGCGTCACACTATTACTTGCCGCGCTTGATGGGCCCGTACCAGAAGCGTTGGTTGCAGCTACCGTGAAAGTATACGCAGTGCCTGTAGTCAACCCTGTAACGGTAATCGGTGAGGACGCACCAGTGGCTGTAATGCCGCCCGGACTTGAGGTGACTGTGTAACTTGTAATAACTGCCGGTATGCCGGGGTTGGCAGGCGCAGTAAACGTTACCGAAGCTGTGGTCGCAGTAGAAGATGTAGCCGTACCAATCGTAGGCGCACCGGGTGGGACACCCCCACGCGTACCCACTGAAATAGAGGCCCGTAAGCCTATACCTAAACCATTACGGACGGGGATGCCAAAACTCATCTGATGTTAATCGGCTTTGCGTACAGTGTACCGCTTGCGCTGATCTGGATAGCACTGACGCGCCATGAACCGCCCGTAGCGTCACCGCCGGGCTGCTGTACGTAAATAGGTACAGGTGTGTTGGCAGGCAGCGGAGTGTCAGCCGATGTAGCTGTGACGCCGTTACCAACGCGGATGTACGCGTCAGATGTACACCAGACCAGCACGCCTTGTGGGCCAGCGGGCCAGCCAGTTACAGAACCAGCGGTTCCGGTGTAAGCTACGCTTTGCGTACCAAAGGCAGCATCGTTAAGAGGGCGTAAAAGTTCCATATGTCGCGTCCTTATGCGAGAAATTTAAGTTTGTACAAGGTTGAGTAATACAACCCAAAAATCTCGTCGATAATGTTTTGGATTGGAGTGCAATCCTTATCAACGACTTTATACCGCATTTCCTCAAGTTCGTCTACCTGACCTTCAAGAAACGCGACAATGTTGTTTGTCTTCTTAGCTGACATAAGTGAGATAGGACCGATTAGGCCATATTTGCCTTGGTAAGCTTCAGCAAATTTGTCAGCCAGTTCAATCACTTCGTCATAAAAAGTGTTCAAAGCGGAATGCTTGGCAAAGCTGCGCGTGTTCAAGTGCGTCGAATGGGCTACATCGCGCGCGAGAAACAGAGTGCCTACAAAGTCAGCGCATTTCATGATGGTGTTTCTTCAAGGGCTTCTATTTGCGCCTGAAGCGCTTGAAGCTGGGCAAGAAGTTCTTCCTTGCTAGGCGGCGTAGGAAGCGGTGCAGGCAACGGTTCTGGCACAGGTAAAGAAGTATCTTCCACCAACTTGTACGCGCCGGGGAAGTGTACCTCAACAAACTCAGCGTCAGCAATGATTATGTTTACAACGTTTCCATCGCTATCAAGGATTTCATATCGCATTTTTATTACCATTCAACAAGAATAACACCGGCGCCGCCGGCTGAACTTTCAGACAGAGACGCAGCATTTCGACTTGTTGCTCCACCAGAGCCGCCGCCTGATCCCGGAGCGCCGGTAGTGCCCGGACCGCCATTGGAAGCGGCGCCGCTGCCACCAAAAATTGTGGCGCTAGGAGAAGTGCCGGCGGCAGCGCCGCCAGATCCGGCGCCGCCGGTCAATCCACTCGTGATCCCCGACGCTGTGCCCGCAGTGGGGCTGCCAGAAACGCCAGATCCTGCCCCAATACCGCCAACTCCGTTTAAGACAAGCGGGGATGATGGAATTAAAAACGCAGTAGTGGTTGCCGCCGCGCCGCCAGCGGCAAGACCAGATGCACTAGCTGCGCCGGACCCGCCGCCGCCAGTGCCAGCAAAAGTGGCCCCACTAACGGTTACGTCACCAGAGCCGCCGCCGATCCCCGCGCCCCCTGATGATACAAGACCACTTGCTCCAGTAACGCTGGCATTTCCCGAAGTATATCGCGCGCCCGTCCAAGGAACAGCGCCGCCGCCACTAGAAGCCCCACAATTAGTTGACGTACACTGCGCGGTTCCGGCGTCGCCGCCCGTTATGTTATAGTCGCCGCCAGACGCGGCGCCGCCTACACCACCTGCAATAACTGCCGTAGTTAAATCTGCGTTGCCGCCGCCGCCACCGTTAGCTGTAACAGTAGTAAATCCTGAACCTGAAAATGTGCTGGTACCGCCTGTATTTCCGTTAGCTTGAGTGGTTGATGAATTAGCCGCGCCGCCGGCGCCAATAGTTACCGTGCAAATTTGACCGGCTGTTAGTGAAAGTGTTTTTATTGCCAGCCCGCCAGAGCCGCCGCCTGTAGCTGAGGCGCGAGTAGGATCAGTAGCACATCCGCCGGAGCCGCCGCCGCCAACAACTCGCACCCTGTAAAGCCCCGTTATAGGGGCAGTAAAGGAAACGCTAGTCGTAAAAAGTCTAAAATTAGTAAAATCGTTGGCGGGTGCTGGTGCAGCCGTACTTGCCCAAGTTGTTCCGTTGCTGGTTAGCACATTACCTGATGTGCCGGGCGCAACCACTTGCACCGCAGATGTGCCGTTGCCTAGCAACACATTATTTGCCGTCAGCGTTGCAGCGCCTGTACCGCCGTTTGCAACAGGCAACGTACCCGTCAAGTCGCTTGTTGGGATTGTAGCTGAACCAGTTAAAGGTGAAGTGCCTGTACCCTTTACGTAACCTGTGAGTGTCGCCGCGCCTGTACCGCCGTTAGCGACAGGTACGGTAGTAACGGCTAGCGTGCCGCCAGATATTGACAAGGCAGTGCCAACGCTAAGTTCTTCGGCGACGCCTGTACCAGCAGTAGCGCGGCCCAAAATCTTATTAGTAGCAAGCGACAATACGTGTTCTGCGTTCCAGTTAGACGGCTGAACAAGTGTTGCGTCGGCGCTGTCAGTTTTAGCCGACGCAAAAGTATGTTTAAGGCTTACGGTCATTCCATCATTCCTTCAGGTGGCATCTCAGGCATACCGCCCATGTCTTGCATTGGTTGTTGCGGAGGCATTTCTTCGGTCATTTCGGGTTGCTCACGCATTTCTGGTGATCCGCTAATCAAATCACCGGTATCCAATGCGCCTGCAATCGTTCCCATGACAATATCCTGAATTTGCTCTTCTGTCATCCCCGCTTGCATCGCTGAGATACGTTTTGTTTCCGCATCGTAGGCGTCTACCTGTGCCTTGTATTCCTTGATGTCTACTTCGCGCTTTGCAACGTCTGCCTGCACGCCTTCGATAATATCGACCATGCGGTTCAGTTCTTCAGCCATAACTTCCATCTGTTGCTGTGCGGCAACCATTTCAGGCGACTGATCGTCTGTAGCAAGTACTTTAGGATCAAGGATTTTCTTAAACCGCTCTGCCATTTCCTGCGCGCCGGGCCAATCCATGTTCTTAATGAACAAATCGCCCGCAACAGCCCAAAGTTGTGGGTTAGATTGCAGAATCTGGCTCATGGCATCAAGTGCTTCTTGACGCTTGGTCATGTAGCCGGGGCCAGTAGTGACCATAACGTCGTATGTACCGACGCCGGGGTTGTAAATCTTTTCGATCAGACCGCCAGTTTCTTGGTCACGCACTTCACGTACAGCTTCTTCTTGCGCTGGGTCCATTTTGACCATGCTGACTTCGCCGTCAGCACCAATGATGCGTGCAATGCGCTGTGTGTCGTAGATTTTAGGAATCATATCGACGATTTGGCGTGTAATGTAGCGAATGGCCCGCGCAAGGTTGTCAACGTAGTGATACGTGCCAACATCGCCCTGCTTTTCGCGCGCGACGATAGCTTTTGCAGACCGTTCGTTGCCTTGCTGGCCCAGCGACGCATCATACTGGCCGGTTGTGGCCTTGATGTCCTCTCCAGCGCCCATTTTAGCCTGTATCAGACCTGTTTGGGGTAAAGGTGGCTGTGCGCGCATAGGCAGCGGGAGAACGCCTCCAGCGCCGTCTGTAACGTCTGGGTTGACTTCCAAATACGGCCAGTTGGTCGTGTTGGCAGTCTTCCACTGGTTTTCGTAGCCTTCAAACTGGCCGCCATAACCGATAAATGGCGCTTTAGGTGCCAATGCAAGCATTTCTGCCTCTTGGCTGGTCCAGTAGTTGTACATACGCTGGGCGTCTTTGGCGTTACGCACAAGCCCAGAGATGTATATTTGGCCGTCAACTTCCCATTCGTTGCCAATTACGCGCACGACAGGGATATATTTGCCCGACCACTCGCGCTCATCAAGAATGTCAAAGCCATTGGTCTTCATCCACATGACTTTTTTTCGGTCCACTTTGCGTGTGCGAAGCGGTTTGCCGTACATTTCTTTAAGCTGCTTGTCTTCAGGCGAGTTAGCCTTGGCAGTCTGGTTATTTGGGTACAGATGCAGCGTTTCAGGCTCATAAACGTTGTAAAAATACTCCGCGATGCGGATTGTATCTTCTTGCAGCCACGACGAAATGCCCTGATCACCAACGCCTTGGCTATATAATGTGCTGATTGGCGATGCGTCAGGGAACAAACGCTCATATTCTGACTTTAGTATATCTTCGGTGATAAAGCACCATTCGGCGTCTGAGCCGCATGGGTCTTGGATGGTGGGGTCCATGTAAACGCTAAATGCGTTACGGACGCGGCCAATCTTGATGTCTTGGTCAAACGTATCGTCGTTGCAATACTCAGTCAGCAGACGGATGTAACCTTCACCGTAAGTGACTTGGTTGTCGCAGGCTGTGTCATACGCAACGTCGGCATCTGACATATACTCAATGTGGCGCACCACACCATTGAAAATCTCGGCTACCTGTACGTCAGCGTTGTCATCCGCGGGTATTACTTTACCGTTTGGTCGGTTTTGACGTTGCTCGTTTGTTACCTGACGGACGTGCTGTGGCAGCTTGTTGATTGTCAGGCATGGACGTGCGTTGATAGATTGACCCTGCACGCTTCCGCGTGTTGACAATACGTCAGCAGGCCACTGCCACTGGTTGTCAGGGCTGCCAGCCATAAAGCGTAGATCGTCTAGTTCGTCCTCACGGCTATCTGAATACGCAGCCTGCGCCATCGTAAGACGGCTACGCATGGTAGCCATCTTATCGTGATCGTCGCGCGTTGTCTTAGGCGCGTTCGATCCTACGTTGGCGACTTTGCCTGCCGCTTCAATGCCTGTGGGGTCGGCCATAGATTATTTCTTGCCTTTGCTGGCGGCGCGCTTCACGCTGTAAGCGATAGCGACGGCTTGTTTCACAGGTTTACCCGCATTTACTTCTGCTTTGATGTTCTTGCGAAACGCAGCTTTGCTGGGTGACTTACTAAGGGGCATGATTAACGCTTTTTGCCCATTGGAGTTGACTTCATGTTCACCGTCGTGCGGATGATCTGCGGCGCTTTTGGCATCGCAACCTTAGCTGGCATCTTGACTGCGCGCCCGCCGGCTGGGCTTGTCGTGCCTTCGCGCTCCAAGATTTTCTTGGCTGCTTCTTTGCGGGCTGGGTCACGGTTAGCGATAGCCGCGCGTTCGGAGGCGACAGTACCAGTTTTGTACAACTCGCGCGTATATTTATTTGCAGGCATGATTAGGACCCCATCCATGATGTAGATATTCCGCCGGGAGAATAGCCTCTTGTGCGATGCTTGTCAACGCGTGTCAGACGCGGATCAGTAGATGCTACAGGAAACGCGAACGTGACCGCTATGGCGTCCGCTGCGTCAGGGGAGGCCAGCCCGCGCGACTTCATATCTTTCTTGCTTTCTAGGAACAATGTCCCCCTGCTGTCAGGCTTAGTCTTGGGGCTTATGAGGTCTGTCTTCAGGAACCTATCTGTGGGCAAGTGGCCCGTCCTGAGCCAGTCACGCATGGCGCCCCACATCTCTGCGCGCTTGTTACCCCACATCGTCTGGTTCTTAGCCTTGTTGCCGAAGTTCACGCCGCGTATCTTGTACCGCTGTTCCTTCAGCCTATCCACGACGCCTGCGCCTAGCCCACCTTCGTCGATGCAGACCAGCGCCGGCTGGAACTGCTCTATAGCGTCGATGACATGGCCTGCCACTTCCATAGTGTCCGCGCCGCGGTGCCTCCGCAACTCTAGGATGTCACGGCCCTGCCGTATGGCGATGACCGTAGCGTCAGCCCCGAAGCGTGCAGGGTCCACACCTATGACGATGGGTGCGCTAGTATCTTTGACCGGCGCACGCTTCATGGCGTCATCGACCAGATTGCTGCCGATGAACTGATCGTCACCTTCTGACGGGAAGTTACCGTACACTTCGACACTGGCTTGGTAGCTGTCTGGGCCGTACTCATCGATAATGCGCTGGTACAGGTTTTTGTCTGTACCCTCGACATCGCGTGCATCAATGACCCGCGTTGACCAGAACGCCCGCTTGCTGTGGAACGTTTCGTAGAAATAGCCTGTGTTGCGCCGCGGGTTGGAGAACGCCAAATGGAAGCGATGCGGCGTATTCTCTGTGAAGAACCCATCGCTCACCGACCAGATGCTGTCGGGTATACCGCTGGCTTCATCAAATATCAGCATCACACCGTCGAAGTTGTGGACACCAGCGTATGCATCAGGGTTTTCTTCGGACCAAAGCCGGCCTTCGACTGACCAGTAGCGCGTACCTTTTTTCAAGTCACGCTCGACCAGTTCCGTCAGCCACTTGGCTGGCATGATGCGTGTGGCAGCTATCTCGAACCAGTGACTGTTGAGACTCATCGCCAGCCACTTGGTTATTTCTGCCCATGTTACGGACCGCAACTGCGCCTCGGAGTTTGCCGACACGATGGTAGTGCTGCCGATGCGTGACGATAGCATCCAGATGGTTAGCCATGACACCAGCGCCGACTTGCCAATACCGCGGCCTGACGCAATCGCCAGCCGCGCTGTACTGAAGTCTACCTTACCGTTGTTCTCTTTGATGTGGTCACGCAAGTCAGCTAGTATCTGACGCTGCCATTTACGCGGGCCGGGGAAGTGTTCCAGCGGCGTGCCAGCCTGACCCCACGGGAATGTATATAATACGAACGCTAGCGGGTCATCTTTTAGCGCCGGGCTCCACAACCTTGCCATCAACTCCATCTCGTCTTGGGCTGAGTATATCGTCGTTTGCATTAGCGTTTAATCTTCTGAAAGTCCGCTATGTCTTTTTCCATCATCTTGTGGATCGTCTGTTCGCGTGACATTGCTTCTTCTGGCGTCTTGTACGACGGGAACTTAATGCCTGACTTCATAGCCAACCGCACCGCCGAGGGGACATCGCGTTCTTGCCCATGCCAGTATGTCGGTATCAGAGTCTCGCCCTGCGGCAGACCTACGACAGCGCCCTTGAACGTAGTCAGGCTACCGTCAGCGTTCTTCTGATACATCCCTGTCGCTAAGTTGCGACGGTGGTAGTCCAAGACTTCCTGCTCTTCCGGTGTCAATTTGTCTGGCATGAGTCTGTTCCTCTATTGCGGGCAGTTCAGTGTACAGCCCTTCGATGACGCGCGTCTGTGCTTTTTCTAGCGCGCCTGTGATACTTATCTGTTGGTCGATGTTTACGTCGATCTGCTGCTTAGCTACCCAGCCGTGTTGATGCTTGAGTATCTCCAACGCAGCCTTGCTGTCACCATCGCGTGCCGCTTCGTACATGGTCTTGGCCGCGGTCATCTCGCCATCAGCCCGACCTTTGATCTCAGCCATCTCCACCAACGGGTCTGCATCCGCCAGCACGCGGAACTGTTTGGGGGTTAAACCAGATGCCAAGGCAAGGCTGTCACCTTTTAATCCGTAACGCGCAGCTTCATAGATAGACTCTAGCCGCGACTCGGTGGCCTGCATCCGCTCTGGTGTAAATGGCATTGAGTAGAAAGTCATTGGGCGTACTATAGTGTGTTGCAAACCGGATTGCAAAAAAAATAAAAATTGTCTGGCTTGCAACATTTAGAAATAAAAAAATTGTTTACGCACCCTGACACTGACACGCGGCCCAGCACCGGCCCTCCCCCCTCCCCCTAACAGGAAAAACATTTTGCAATGCAACCTAGCGTGCGCGGCTAGCGTGCGCGGCTAGCGTGCGCGTAACTACGCAGCAAATAGCGTTCTTGTTATGTTCTAGCTGGAATTAGAATTGACCTTTCCCTGTTACTGACAACAGTGTCAGTAATAAGTTGAGGCTAGGTGCGTTGGCCCATTGCCATTTGGCTAAGTGTGTTAGTGTATTAATACACCAACTGGGCGTTCTGGGTCATGACATAACAAGTCGCCGACGAACCGAGTTACGTTAACGTCAACCCTCAAACTGTGTTAGTCGACTACATGGGCGTTCTGGGTCATCTGGGTCATCTGTTTTTAACTCAGTTTTAAAAACGCAGGTATCTATATACCTCTCTATTTTTTCTTCTTAGCTAAATACAATATAATGACCCATATTACCCAGAACTCTCCACAACCTGTGCAAATGAGCCATTTTTCACTGGGTCATTTAGGTGTTTTCCACTACCCAGTTTGCTACCCAGTTGACCCAGTTTTCACCACGCCATTTTCCACAGATTTATTTGCATCTAAAAACTAGGCAATTTCTGGGTCATCACTGGGTCATTCTGCAAAAAACATGACCCAGAAATTATTAACCTAAAATCTTTTTTTATCTGCAACACATTTTGTTGTTGACAGCATATGTAAGAGGGTAGATAAGAGGGCATCAACAACGCAATGGAGTGAGACATTATGATTGATTATGTAGACATCGCAAATCGCCGCTGGACTATCCGCCGCACTTGCACCGACACACCGGGCCGCGCCTATGCTGCCCGCCTTGTCGATGACCTTGATGACAGTGCAGACTTGCTGCCCGGTGTTATTGGCTTCTACGCCGAAACAGTCGCCGACATCCGCCACAAGTTAGACGGGGGTGCATAACATGATAAACGTCCCCGAACTATGCGACCGCTGCAATAGCTGGATCATCGTCGATAACGGTACACCTGTCATTGAGACTTGGAGCCGTGACTATGTTGAGACAATCGCCAACAGCGCGATGCCAGACGTTGTTATCTACACCGCGCTGCAATGGTTGCAGCACTTCAACGCAACGGCAAGCGCATGATTCCGCACATAATCGCCATATGCGCTTTTCTGGCGGTATTGGCTTTATCACTAACCGCTATTTATCTTACGTTAACTGGAGACTGAGCAATGACTAACGACATATTCCGCACCGTGCGCGAGCTAATCCAAAGCAACAAATGCGTGCTGATGGGCAACGCCGTAAACAATGAGGGCGAACTGTACGACGATAGCGTCGAGAACCTAACCGCGATTTTGGCGATGAAAGACAGCCACAGCGAGATGCTGCAAGCGTTGACATGGCTAGCCTGTGAGGCCGACGAAGATATGCCGTCAGAGTATCGAACCGACAGTTTTAGAAGCGCGTTAGATAACGCATTTGAAGCAATCAACAAAGCAAAAGGAAACTGAACCATGACTAATGATCGCAACTATCTCCGGATGTTAGACGATGACAGCCTTATCAATGAAGGCCGCGACAGCATGGACGAACTGGCAATCGTGCTGGCAGAACGTCTGGCAACGCTAACAGACGCGCAAGAGCAGCTAGAGCAATTGCAGATACTATACGACCGCCTAGTCGCTGAGAATAACGCCCTGCGCGACGATATGGCAGAATGACTGCGCTAATCGCTGGCGCAGCACTTTTTCTATTAACACTTATTTTAGAGGATTAACCAATGACACCTGAATACATGACAATCGCAGTGCTGTTAGCAGCACAAGCCGCAACGCTCGCTATCCTGTGGGACACGCACCGGCAATACAGTTGGTTCCGCAACGCATGGGTGCGCGACACAAAGGAATTGCTGCACTGGAAGCGCAACGCAGTCATGCGCGACCCTAAGTCGGGCAAATACGTCAAGCGGATTAGAAGCTGATGGAACACGCTGTTAGAAAGCGCATCAAGCACCTCTGCGGCTACATCACCGACAGAACCGCCGTTATGCAGCACATAAACCGCGAGTTTGACCTTAACCTGACGTTGCGCGACTTAGACGCTGTGGCAAAGGCTAAAGAGCGCCCGACACGCACCAACCTAGAGGCCATGATGCCCTCGCCGCTGATCGTAACGCACAAGTGGAAGGGATATGATGACCTCGCCGTTGCGCTGTTCAAATATCATGCAGCACGGTCATTTGGTGACGAACAAACCTATTGGATGGAACGACTAAACGACAAGCGGGCAAAACCCGTCATAACATTGGAATTGTAATATGAGCAATCTCGACACCAAAGACCAAATGCGCGTGCTACGCACAGCGGCGAAAGCTATAAAAGAGCATGACCGCATCAAGGCAAAGCTGCGTCAGCAGGAAAATTATCTGTCGCTCGTTTGTCAGGACTACGGCAACACACATAAGCTGTGGGGCGTGCGGCCTGAGCATCTGCGCCAAGCCTGTATTGCGCGGGGACTGATAACGTGAGCCGACCGATGTTCTACCCAATGGGCACTATGGCTGTAGGCGATAGCGCGACCATGCCAGCCATTAACAAGGGTGATGCAAAGCGGACTAGCCGGAACGCTAGCCAGTATGGGCAGCGGCACGATAAACATTTTATTTGTCGGACTAAGGATGGTTTGACCACCATAACAAGGATGAGATGACATGATTAAAGAACGCATTGAAGCATTACGCAAACGCGAGCGGGTGTGCTGGGATATGTCCGAAGTGTTTCTACACGCCAAGGACGCACACGGCTTGCATGACATGGGCGTAGAAATCCAAGGCATCCAATGGGCGATCCGCGAACTGGAAGGGCTGTTACGCAAATGACCGACCAAAATGGATATATGAAACTGACACGCATTCCAGCAGTGCGGTCAGCTAAAGACCCCAACACCTTCACCAACCACTTAACCAACGCAAGCGGCGGGATAGGCGATAGAGTGACAGATGAAACCGCTACGCATTACATGGTGCATCACTTTTGGATTGAGGAAAAGAAATGACCAAAGAAATAAAATATCGAATGGACCCCAAGACAGGGCGACCATTGCATCTGCTTGGCGACCTTGCCGTTGTCCTGAACGATGACGGCTCGACAGTGACCGCGCATTACGACGAAAACGGCAGACTTTACAGAACCAGTTACAAGTCAGTCCCCTACCCTAAAGATTGGACCCCAGAATGATCGACATACCAGATTGGGTGCTAAAAGAAGCTGCGAAGCGGTGCGATTGGCACCCCAGCAAGACATTGGCGCAAATGCGCGGGTATTTATCATCATCGGCGGCGTTTACTGAACTATGCCGCGCCATCGAACAGCATGAAGCCTTTAGGCAGAAGGTAAGTTATGCGATAGAGGACGTAACGGACAGGGATTTACCTGTGGCCGTCCTTCGCCGATTTGTCATCGAGGCTGACCCGCTGGTGGAGGCATGGATAGAAGCCACAGGCAACACCGTAGGTATGGAACCGCTTAACGCCGCATTGAAAGCGCGTGGGCTGGAGATAAGGAATAAGAACGATGACTGAAGAAGAAATAGACGCCTTTGAAGATTACGACCTACGCGCCGAAGCTACGCTGGCCTATCGCCTGATGGAGCATCTGGCTTTCAAGGGTATAATAACTGACATCGAAGTCAGCAATCTGCGCTACCCGCCATGCGAGTTGATCGTAGACGCCGAAGAAGCATTGAATGACGAATAACTAAAAAGCCGCCGGTGGAGTGAGACACCGGCGGCTTAAAAGGGTCAGCAAAGCGACACCAAGAGGGTTAGTAGAGCATTACCAACACTGTCAGTATATCACTGCAACCAAATGGTTGTCAATTCCTACCGAGATTTGAAAACGTGTTGTTCTTAGGTAGCTGTTCCGCCATGCGGCGCAACTCTGACTTGCTATGCTTCTGGAGCGCGTCAGGCGCGGCAAAGATATGTTTCTTTGTGGGGTACTCCACAGAATGAACACGGCCTATGTCAACCCAGCCAGCTTCCTTCAACGCATGAAGCAACGCAGCCGGCGGAACTTTAACCCCAGCGGGCACGTTAACTACCAGCGCATCACAGATACGATGGAACGGCCCACCAATGACACCATCAGCAAACACACCAGACTTTGTCCGCATCATGTCCACCAGATAGCTTTCGGCTACGCTCATGCCATGCTCGACCATGTTTAGCTTCCATTCGGTCACTGGTGGCGCAGCCGCAGGGTTGAACGCAGACACGTCGCGCTGGTGCAGCCAAGCGGCGCACTTCTCGTAGCCGCCTGCCTTGTACCAGCCCCATAAAGCCTTAGCTGCGGGCACTGTCATGCGCGGCGCGTGTGTCCAGACGCAGAACCACCGACGATCCTGCGTAGGCAGCGTAATCGGCAGCGGGTCATTCGTGTACGCAACCACCATCAAGCGGTTAACCAACTCATAGGGGTGCATCCCCTTACGATTGACCGACAGCGTTTCAGGTGGCGCAGCGATGAGCGGCTTTAGCTTGTTAGCCATAGCGCGGCGCTCTCTTGCCTCTGGTTCCTTCAACTCGTTTAAGATGACAACCTCAGCCTCAAGCGCATAGCCCCACTGACTGTCCAACCCGCCAGCTTCAATGACCGACCTGTTGCGCCAGTGCTTACCGCCAAGCGCCCAAAGGAACGGCTGGAACATAGTATCCTTGCCCGCGCCTTCATCGCCGCCGATCAGGATGGCATGGTTAATCTTGATGTTGGGGTGCTGTATCTTAAACGCCATAGCGTCAAAGATGTGGTCTAACTCTTTATCATCCCCAATCAGATTGCGGCAATGCGCTAACCAAGGTTCGACATCGTGATCTGCGATTGTATCGCTTAACGCTACGTCAGGCCGCGCATTTGTCCACCTGTTGCCGTAGACCAACCCGTCGCGGGTCACCAACACGTCATCGCCGGCGGCAAACGTCACGGCTGCCAACGCTGGCGCACCGCGATCCTGCCGCCGCTCATCAAAATAGATGGACGATTGCACGCGCTGCGTCTTCTTGTGGATGGAGCGACAGTCAACGTGACGGAACAGGGCGTTGAAGACGTTACGCGCTATCTCTTGACGGGTGACCATGTCAAAGTAGCAGTCATCAGACTGTATGTAAGCGAAACGCTCAAACCATTCGTTTTGTTCCAGCCGCCCTGCTTCTTTCTTTTCGACCTCACGCACGCGCGCTGCCGCCTCATCAGGAAAAGCTTCCGTAGGCGAAATCTTATCCATCATTGACGCCATGTGTTCAGCAATTAGTTCGTCACGCAATCCGGGCGTTACCTTCGGGCCGCCCTCGTTGGCTACCCAATCAAGAAACGTGCGGCTGTCTAAGTCTTGGCAGTGACCATGATAGCAGCAGAACGAGCGGTCGAGCGGCTTGTAGCGCGCCTCAATTACGCCGTCGCTGTGTTCCAGATGGTTAGGGCAGACGATGGCGCACCAGCCGTCAGCGTTAGGCACGCTAAGGACTAGATTGTTTTGGTTGAGCCATGTCAGGACGTTGTCGAGTCCAGTGTCGCGTAACTGCACGACCTTAAACTCTGCTGTGTTGCCTTCTTCCGGCGTAACGTCTAGCGCCTCGCAGATTTGCTCCAGCGTGTATTCACGCTCTGGATGGAACTCGACCAGCCGTGCAGGGAAGTTGCCGCGCCCGCTTTTCAGGTTAATGCTGCCGGGAATGCGACAGTTACGGACAGCGTTGGTCGCGCCCGGATCAGTGTAACCCGCGTCCGCGATGGCCTTGACGGCAGCGCAAAAGTCGCCTTTCTTTGGTTGCTCGTTAAACGCATAGCCCCACTGGAACGAACCTTCGCTAGTCTCCAGTATCCATGTCGGGTCAAGCGGCGGTGTCTTCGACTTTGTGCCGATGTCATCCAGCATCATAAACAGGACGAACTCGACGTTGCTGGACTTAGCAGCCGGCTTGCCGTCTACAAAGCGGTCAACGATAAACGAGCCTGTGTTGACGTACCATGCCTCATCGTCCTTGATGCGCGCCCTTTCAGGCAGGAACGCAGGGAACGTCGCCTTTGGCGCACCGTCTGCATGATAGATTAGGTTGCCGTCCACGCCGCGTGTGGGCTTCTGACGCACTAACAAAGCTGTCTCGCCCACTGTATCAGCGGCTAACCCCACTATGTAGTCTATAAACTTTTGGCGATCCTCACTCATCGCTTGCTCCTCATTTGCCATAACGGTCCATAATTGCCACTTCAGCGTTCAGGGGTAGCCCTGTTGCCCACGGTGGCGGCTCACACATAACCTGCACCAGCCGCGCTGCTGCGGCCTCTGCATCTGCTTCTGGCACTTCCAAGACGATTTCATCGTGGATGTGCAAGACTACATCGTCCAGCCGGCGCAAGGCGTAGCGCAGCAAGTCATTAGCGACAGCCTGCGTGATGTTCTCACACGCCAAACCGCGCCATAGCCGCGCCCTAGGCCACTCCTTTGCATCAGCGGCGGGCTTCCAAGAAGCCTTCGCGTAGGTCAGGTCGCCTTCCTCGTTGAAACGGGCGAAAGGATAACATAACACACGTCCAGACGGAAGCGCATACCAAAGATGCAGTCCGTCAAATAAATATGTGATGCGCCCTACGCTGAACTCGCGGCCCTTGTTACGCATGGCGCGCATATAAGTGTCTTCAAGGCCAGACCAGTACGGCACGGCCCACTTATTAGCCCTGCGCCATGCGTCAACCATGCGCTTTGCGTCGCTCTCTGACATCAGCAAACCGTAGATGCGGCCCATGCTGGCGAACGCACCGACGCCGCCGGCAAAGCCACAGGCTAACTCTTGCACCTTACCAATCTGGCGTTGGTCTTTGTCAACGTCATCATAGCCGACATGGAAGGTAGACATAGCGTTGTGCTTGTAGACATCCTCACCCTTGGCAAAGATGTCCAGCTTGTTCGCGCCAAAGGTGCTGTTGGATGCCCACGGCGTCACCCGCGCTTCGATGGCTGCCCAATCGGCAACGACAAGACGCTTGCCTCTGTCAGCCATTAGTGACGGGCGCAGCATACCTTTCAGCACATCTGTTACGCGGCGGCCATGATCAGGGACAATCCTGTGCCCGCGCACCATAGCCTGCCTGACTAATGCAGGGTCTGCGGCGCACTTTCTTGGGAAGTTATGGACCTGAAGCCCAAACGATGAAGCGCGCCCAGTAGCACTGCCTCCAGAAAATACGAACGCCCCTCTAATTCGAAAATCTTCCGCATCAGCAAGCGCCGCTGCACGTTGGAACTTCGCAACGGACGATGCCCACAAATCGTCCGCGCACTGGATGACTTCCGCAACTTCCGATGGTACTTCATCTGGATTTTCCCCTGCCAACGTGAGCAAGTTAGCCCGCACGTTCTTGTCAATGGATAGCTTAGGTTCGCCATCCTTGTAAATGGTAGCCAGTTCAAGTGCTTGCGGCCCTACCCTGTCTAACACCCACTTCTTCATCTTTGGGCTGCGGACAGACTTGATCTCGCCATGCGTCACCTCTGCGACGATGTCTTGTATCTCCGCCAGTTCAGCTTCAGCGTAGCGCACGGCTGCCAGCGCCAGCGACCTGTCAAGCAACACGCCGCGGTCGTTGATGCGTTCGTTGACATGATAGTCAGCCAACTCTTCGTCGGACAGCGGACGCTGCGCCTGCGCTATAGAACGCATGGCCCGCACGTCCTGTTCGCAATAGTCAACCATCTCCTGCATCAGCTTTGCATCTTGGCGAAACTCGCCGTCTGCTTGCGGGATGGACAGCGCGCGGATCAGTTGTCCGCCGCGGTGGTCTTTCTTCATCGACGAACCTGCAAAGCGGCCTACGTCCTCAAGGCTACCCGGCGCGCAATTGGCGCGGGCTTGGGTTGCGGTGCAGTAGAACTGCTCCAGCTTGAACTCGACCTGAAGGACATACCAGAATATCAGGCGCTCAAACGCTGCGTTGTGCGCGTACACTAGCCCTGTGTGATCTTTAACGGCTTGCGGGAAAGGCTCACTGGGTAGCCACGTCCGCACGTCTTCGTCATCAAATGCGTATGACATACACAGCACGTCGGTGCTGGTGTCCTGCGCGTAATTGTACACGCCGCGGCTGCGAAGGTCGCAACGGCTGCGCGTTTCAAAGTCTACCCATAATTTAGTCATGAAGTTCTCACTCTTCTGCTACTCGCCGGGGCATGGTGGATACGCCCCGGCTTTCGCACCCTGTTATACTACGCGGCGTCGGCGACGCGCAATATCAGCAGCTTCAGGTTCAGCAGCGACTTCCAACTCTGCATCGTCCAAATCATCAAGCGACTCAGCATCCAGAGACACCCAATCAACAATATCAAAAATAGGCGTTATAACTTTGCCATACTTTTTGTGCATATAAGAGTCGGACTTTAAGTCAATCAAGGGCACTGGATTAGCCGCGCCTGTATCAACCCGACTCTTGACGGCAAGCCCCAAAACCCGCACCCCGCGTTTGCCACCAACTGATGTAGCCGTGTAGCGCGCCTGCAAACCTTTGTCTCGTCCGTTTAAGCAAACCAGCACCATACCAACTTGCATTTCCCAACCGCGTTCGGCACCTTCTGGTGGCGGGTCTAGCTCTGGCAGCGGTTCTGACACTGACACTAGCTTTTCAGCCAACACTGTGCCGACACCCCACGCAATATAGCCATGAACAAACGAGAACGGGTTAGCTGCCCACAAGCTGCCTTCTTCGACTAAGGTCTGATTAGCACCAAAAACCCAATGGCCTGTTTTGTCCATTTTTATGATAACTGTCCCGCTTGGGCCAATATCGACCTCGAGGGCACGCAATGCGTCGGAGAGAGACTGTACGGACGGCAAGTTAGCGCCACCAAAATTAATGATATTTGACATTGTATTGTACCTTTTCTGTTTACTGGATTTTGGACAAAGCTTTTGCAAGTATCTGTCCGATTTGTAAAACCTCTGGCCGAGAATCACTTTCCGGCGCAAGGGTTGAACCACTGGAGACAGCGACAATTAAGTCCGCTGGCAATTCTATATTGGCTTTCTTCAAAGCCTTTTCTGCTTGGGCAGGCGACAAGGGCTTTGGTTCAGCCCATGCGTCTACACCCGCACTGGACAAGAAGGCTACAGCCTTATCTTCATTTATCCACTGCCGCATTGCACGCTTGTTGACCAGCTTCCAGCCGGGGACTTTATGTCCGTCTTCCAGAAGCCCATGCGCCAACTGCTGCAAATCCTTAATAAACGACTCAACCAACGGCGCCTGTTCCAGATAGTACGCTATCTGATCCATTGGCAGCGCATCGACCTTGACCTTCAGCGCGCGGTCTACAGCGCCCGTCATAACGGGGCAGACAGGCTTGGCCGCGCACCACTTGCAATGGTCGCCGGACGCCAACGGCGCATCAGGGCGCATGGCAATCTTGACGGCAGCGGCAAGTTCTTTCTCAAACGCATCAACGCGGTCTAGCGTTGTTACCCACCGCTTAACAAACGGCGGCTGCACGATGATCAGTTCTACTTCTTTAGCCCCGTCAAACGCCCACGCCGTTTCCGCCGTGCGTTTAGCAGCCGCAGCGTAGAAGAGTAATTGGGCGTTCTCTGTAGCTTCGACAGCCACCCCATCACCAAATTTCCAATCCAAAACAATTGCTCGATCACCAATGCGACCAAGAAGATCGGTAGAACCAAAAACATCAGGCAGAAAATCACCAAAGCCAACCCTGCTCTCAACAGCATATTCCATCTCCCCTTTGGGGTCTATCTCGTCCAGCGCACGCAGCGCCGGTATCAGCTTGTCATCAACCAACGCTTCAGTAAGTACGCTATCAGCGTATGTCGTGCCGACCGTGCTGTAAGGGTCAAGGTCGCTCTCTAATACAGACGCTATGGTGT